TGTTACCTAAACCATTAACTAATTTACCAATTAATTTCATTACTGGGCCTATGTTGCTCAGTATCTTCATAATTACAGATACAACTTTAAATATTAATGTAATAACTCCCTTAAATACAAATCCTACAACCTTAAGAATCGGCTTCATTATGCTGGATAAGGTATTAAAAATTTTCATCCATACGCCTTTAAGATTACCTATTAACTTTAGAAAGTCTTTTTTAAGTTCGTTTAACATGGGCTTAAAAACTTTATCCCAGATCCATAGCCATGCTTTTTTTATTACGTTTTCAATTTTGCTTATTACGTTCTTGTAAGCCCACTTCCACGCTCCAACTATAACTCTCCATAAAGGCATTAAAATTTTATCTCTAACCCATTTCCATAAAGCCCATAATCCATCTGTTAATTTTTTAATAGAAGCATACCCCTTATCAAGAGCAGCAAGAATCTTAGCCATGATGCCAGTGCCTTTTTTCTCTCCGTCAGCATCAAGAACAGCAAACATTTGTTGCGATCCATTCTTTATAGATTCACTGATATTACCTAAAGATTTTTCGTCTAAAGTAACCTTGAGTTTAAATACTTCACCTAAACCTAAAGATTTTGCTAATTCGTTTATAAGCTCCTTAATAGCCTCAAATATCCCTTCTATAAACTCAATAACAAGTCTTGGGATATTCTTTATTATCTTTATTATTAGCTTAATTATACCCATCGCTACTTTTACAATTACGATTATTAATCTTGGAATTGCTCCAAAAAAATATTGAAAGATAGCCTTTCCAACCTTCATCATAATATCTGAATCAACAAGCTTCATAAGCCCAGCAAATATTCCATCAACTATTTTAAATGGAAGATTAAATAGTTCAGAAAAAGCATCAAATAGACCGGGAATAAACTCAGAGAAAAGCTTTGGGATAACCTCAACTATCTTTCCTAATCCTTGAATAAATATTTTAGGCATATCAACGATAGCCTGAAGAGCGTCAGCGATCTTATTGGGAAGGTTTGCAATCTCACTGGCAGCTCCACCAATTGCATCAGCTATCATTCCAGCAGAACTAACAGCCCCCATCATTCCTGACATAGCTCCTGACATTGCGCTCATACCTTCAGACAAAAGTGGTACTTCTGGCATTTGAGCCATTTGAGGTGATGAAGCAAAAAAATTAGATAGAGGATCTTTAAGATCTTCTATCCCAAGGTAGAATCCTCGATAAATAGAATCAGTAAGCGAATTAGATAGATCTATAAACTTATTTAAACCATCAGAAAGAGCGGTTGTAAAGTTCTTAAGTGGGCTATCAAATACCTTACCGACAGAAACAAGCTCCTCAGTTGAAAATATAGGTTTACCGCCTTTTGCAACCATCTCCTTATTTCCAGCTTCAAACTTAGAATATGATGAAAGTATTTCAGCTTCTTCAATAAGAACTCTTAAACCATTTTCTCTTATTTTAATATCATCCAAATGCTCTTTCTTTAAAGCTACAGATTTATCGTAAATACGCCTTAGAGTAGCTAGTTCTTCTTTTCCTACGTTCTTGTATACACCTTCTTCTAAATTTACTTTTGCAAGATCAATACCTGCGTCAAGAGTAGGATTAAATATCAACATATCCTGAGTTTCTTGGGCAAACTTCTTTATTCTATCTCTTAATGATTCAAGATCTTTTGTGAAAGGCTGTTCTTTCAATTCAATGTTTAGATGTATATCTTGAAGGTCTTTTTTAGAATCATCAATTTGATCTCTAAATAATTGTTGATAATCAGTTAGAGCCTTAAAATATTTTTCATAAGCACTACCAAGCTCCTTGGTTAAATCATCTTTCTTTTTTGGATCTAATTTAATCTGCTCCTTAACTTTTTTATTAGTTTTCATTAAATCATTTAAGGCACTCTTAGTTTCAATAATTCCTTTTTTGAATTTATCAGAAGTAGAGCTTCCAAATATTTCATACTTAGCAAGATTGGCAAAATCGACCACAATGCTGGCAAGGTTTTTCTTAACATCAGGAATAAATTTCTTCATTTCTTTAGTCTGTTTTCCAAACTTAGAAATAGATTCTGCAAGCTCATCGTTATAGCTTTTTACTGACCTGTATGCTTTGCCAAAATATTCCTCTGGCTCACCTGTTCTGAACTTATCACCCATCTCGCTCATAACAGCATTTGTATTGACCATCTCTGATTTTAAATTCTTCTGAGCATTTAACATATTGTTTGTGCTTAGAAGCATTTTATTGGATGTTTCATCGGTAGCATATCCAACATCAAGGATTATATCTTTTAACTTTGAGAAGCCCAAATAAATGCCATAAAGAACAGCTCCAACTAGAGCTATCTTCCCAAAGAATACCACTAGCCCACCAGCAGCTATCGAAGCTGCTTTTATTGCAGGAGCAAGCCTCACAAAGGCAATTACGATAGCTTCAAATTTAACTATCGCAACAGATGTGGCTAAAATAGTAAATGCTGTAATTAAATCTTTGGTAGATGAAGTAAGAGCAACAGTCTCATCTGTTAGTTCAGAGTAAACTTTTTTAACTGTTTTGATAGCAGATCCTAGATTATAAACAGCAGTAGTCATTGATTCATAAATTGATTTTAAGTCCTTCATGAAATCTAAACCAGCTTCAGACATCATCGATGTAAAGCTACCTTTTAATTGCTGTAGCTTTTGATCGGTAGATCCCATAGCCTTTCCAAATTGGGTATCTATTACTTCACCAACCTTATAAGCAGCATCCTCCATTTCAGCCATGTTCTTAGTAAAAACCTTACCTGTCTTATCAGCCGTTAAGGCAATTAAACCTGTCTTAGCTTCTACCCTTCCAAAGATATTAGATAGAGCTTCAGCAGAAACACCGGATTCACTAAGAAGCGTCTGAATAGTTCCAAGAAAACCTTTCTGGGCTATCATCGCTTGAATGCTTGAGTAGCCCAATTTCTGCATCACAGCAGAGAAGTCACCTGTTTGGGTAGATAGTCCTGTTATGATCGCTCTAAATGAAGTCATGGCCTCAGAGGCGTTACTTGTCGCCATAGAGATCGTTGACATAGCAGAAAGAGTTTCCTCTAAAGATATATTCATGTTGGCAGCTAAACCAGCTACAACACCAATATTCTCAGCTAAACCCTCAATGGTTACCCTGCCGTTCTTGTTAGATATAGCCATTAAATCAGCTATTCTAACCGTATCCTCGGCAGTCATATTGTAGTTTGCCATTACAGAGACTAATCCCTGTATCATCTTATCTGAGGTTGTAAACCCAGCTACAGCCATTTTCTGTGCTGTATCCATAACTTTAGTAGCCTCGGCAGCTTCTACAGCTCCAGATTGCAAAACATCATAATAACCACGGATAACATCAGTCTGACTTGATCCAAATCTCTTTTGAAAATCAAGAATGTCTTTACTAAACTCATTAATTAAATTTGAGTTATTAGGAAGAACCGTACTTAGCTGGGCTAAACCCTTTTCAAGCTCTACAGCAGGAGCTATAGCTCCACCAAGTACAGCGGTAACCGTTCTTAAAGAACGATTAAAAAAGTCTAAATAGGCGTTAGCTGTAAAAACAGCAGATCCCATTTTACCTAAAGTAAGCCCATAAATACTGATCGTTGAATTAGCATCCTTTGCGCTCTTGTTTACTTTATCAAGATTCTTTGCTGTCTCAGCAACACCACCAACTGAAGATTTGTTATCAAGAGATTTTAATACAGCCTTTGTAGTCCTCTCAATCTCTTTGAGCTTTGCAGTTACATCGTCTTTTACGCTAATAGGAATTACAAATTCATCAGTAGTCTTAACGGCCATCATTTACCCCCAAACATTCTGGAAATCATCTTTCCTATTGCTTCTAAAACCTTTGGAGTGAATTCATAAACATCACCCCATGTTCGTGAATATTGCCTAGATTTATACCTATCAACAAAGAATGGAAATAACTGAACAAACAAACTACTCTGATCTTCAAAACTACCACCCTTTGGAAGGATACCAGTTTCTAGCGTCATAACCATTTCATAGAACAATATCGTATACTCATCATACCATGTTGCCTTGGCTGGGCAAAATGACAACTTCATGCCAAGACTATCAATGGAAATAGGACGGGCTAGTTGATCAAACCCATCCTCTTCGCACTTTCGTGATTTTTTTAAAGATGCAGGGCATTTTGAACAATCAAAGTTTTTTGCATCATCGAACGATGCAAACTTTAAATCGATCAAAGCCCCTATTAGTTTTTTGAGTTAGCTCTTAAATTGTTTTGTGTTAAAGAGAAATAAATGCTAAATATCTCAGCAACTATTCCATACTTTTGTAGTTCTGTCATAACTTCATCAGCAACATGGCCTTTAGAATCCTTCTTTATCTTAATTATATCTGTTTCATTAGGTGGGTTTTGGATATCTTTTAGACAAAATTTAGTAACATTATAAGCCCATTTTCCCATCGTTAACTTTGGGTTTTGCTCATCATCAACACCACCAAACATATTATCTTGCAATAAAGCTTGTTCTTTACCTGATAATTCAAAATTCAAAACAAATATTGTAGGTAGTAGCCCATCTTTAAATTTCAAATTAGATTCGTTTACGTTTGGATCTTGTAGGTATGCCTCATAATCACAAGCATCAAGATCTAAAGAAGCATCAAGTTTAGAGATAAATCGTAAAGCGTTAAGTTTCTTTGTCGCATTTGTTTTGAAAGCCATAAGTAATTACTCCATAAAAAAATGTCCAATATATACACAAAGTATATATTGGCATTTAGATTAATATCTATTGTTTTAAACGAAACTTACTAGAAGTGGATCTCTTGCGCCCGGAGCTGATTGATAAAGAACACCAGAGAAGGTGTAGCTTGTTGTACCAGATTCGGGAAGCTCTACAGCAGGTACGTTTGTAACCCACTTAGGAGCTTGTAAGAACAGACTTCGACCAATTCCATCGCCAATTAGGATCTCTGGGCTAAACCCACCAAACTTACGAGCTTGAACAAGGTCGCCAATGTTGTCGCCAGAAAGGTCTAACGTACACTCAAGAGTCATCGTCATCTTGTTAGCAGCAACAAAACCTTCATTACCTTGGCTACCAAAGCAATTATCCCTGTCAAAGTGATCATTCACACAAGCAAGGTTGATATTGGTAACACAAACAGGAAGCCCACCAGACTTAAATTTGAAAGTACCGTAAAGGTCTGTGTAGATATTGTCTCTAGCAGTAGCCTGTACAGCTCCGGGATGCCAGAATGTAAGGTACGAACCAGCAGCAGCATTTACCGGTTGAGATAGAACCACGGTATCTAGTGCTTGGTTCTCAGCTACGATGTAAAGAGATCCGTCACCACCATGAGTAATTGTTCTTCCATCAAGCCCAACAACCATTACCCTTGCGCCAGCCGAGAATCTTTCAACGTGCTTGTAAGGAGCGTTTGAAAGAACCACGTTTGGAGAAGCAGCAACAAGAGCCGAAATTGCGCCAATACCTGCGATAGAAGCATAGGCAGCTCTACCTGTAAACTGCATTGTACCGGGAGCATCACCGGGAACGGTCAAGGTAAAATCCTTGCAATATGCGCCAGTGTAATACTCTGCGAAAATGGTAGAAGCTCTAACGAGTGTGAAGTATGTGCTTGGGATCGACTGCTCATAATCAATCGCTATACCGGGTGTTGCTGTCTCAGAACCAAATGCAGACTTAAGAAGAAGTCTTACAGCGTTATCAAGAGAGTTTCCAGCAAGACCAGCCATGTTGATCATGGTTGTAATGTCGAAATCTGCCATTGTTTTCTTTTTAACAAAACCAGAATGGTATCTTTCGGTTCTGTGTGGGCTAGTCTCGATTGGCTGTTCAAACTTTGCTCCACCGGTTGTGTAAAGAAGAAAATCTTGGTCATCTACACCCAAAAGCTCTACACCACCATTTGCAACACCAAGAAGAAGGGTGTCAGCAATGTTAAGAAGAAGAGCGTTAGTTACAACAACAGAACTTGTAAGCCCAGTTGATTGAGAATAAATCTCATAAGCAACATCGATATTGTTGAAAGCTACCCAAACTCTACAGTCATAACCAGCAGCAATAAGAGCTAGGTTAATTCTTTGCTCAAGGTGAGCAGCAATAGCTAAACCAGATATTAGCCCAGCAACAACCAATGAAACAGCTACAGGAGCGTAACCATCAACAGAGATTAAAAAGCTTGTGTCAGTCTCAGCGGTAATATTAATTGGAGCACCTGCATCACCAACACTCGAGCCTTGAACACCTACTCTAGGAGCTGTAAAAACACCTCTTACGGCCTCCTCTCTCAAAAAGATAGAGCTATCAACACCAAGGTTGAATCCCTCTTTGTCGCTATTTATAATAGCTCCGAAATCAATTTTAGATCTGTACTGCAACGCCATGACTAATTCCTCACCTTAAATGTTGTTATAAAGTCCTCTAAACATGACCTGCAATGTAATCATCGCAAATCTATTGGCTTCAATCATATTGAGATCAAATTCTATATTATCAGATTTTATGTCATAAATGGCAGGGTGAATAGTTCTTATCCCATTTATATTTGTAACAACAGGATCATCCGAATAAATTACCCTGTAAACATCCGATGCAAACTGAATCATCTCCTCATCAGAGGCATCAGCAGGAAGGATTAATTGTATCTCAAAATTAGCAGTATTCTCATTACATCCAACCACTCTTTGAATGTTAAGGCTACCAAGAAGAAGCAAAATTGCAGGTAACTCATGATCCTCTAACTCCAAGCCCATTGGTATTTTATCATAAAGAACATTATTTACGTTTGTAGTATAGCCGTTTACCGTCTTTATCTTGGCTAATCTTGTCGCTAAATTAATCTGAATATCTGATAGTAAGCCCATGATTATTCCTTAAATAAATCGCCATAAATTGAATTAAAATACTCGTTAAATTTGCCAGATGCACTCGTTGCCGCTGGTCTTAAATATGGCCTAGATTTCATCCAAACCTCTTTCTTTAAAAAGAATAAAGCCTGAATGGTCTTACCCCTCTTGTACATAGCCGTACCGGTTGTTCCAAATGACCCACCATAGAAATAATGCGATGGATCTGTCTTTGTGGCTAGGTAAAAATCCTTTGGGGTAAAGTTTTTAAACTTAGAACCCTTCTTTGCTGCAAAGGGTGATTTGATCCAGAGAAACTTAGCTCTCTTGGGTTTTACTATTCCACCAAGCTCATGAAGCCTACCGTAGGGAATACCCCTAGTTCCTACAAAGGCGGTATCCTTGCCATTAAACTTATCTATCTTCCAGAAAATAGAGTTCATAAGACGACCGGTTAACGTCCTCTGTCCTCTACCTGTAAACTGCTCTTTGGAGTTTTTAATAGCTTCTAATTTAGCGTAAGAACCTAGCTTGGCGAGCGTATAAAGAACGGCTTTATCATAAGCCTTCGTTAGTTTCTGAATCTTCGTCTGAAGTTGTTGTATCGGTAGCCTCTTGGTCGCCATACCTCTCTGTCCTCTCAAGATGCTTTCTCAGCCGGTAGCTGGTAAGCCTTTTGCAAAATGGACAATCCTCATCGATTCTATGTCCGGTAAAAGCATTAAACTTTAAAATGCTACCCTCTCCATCACAGTATTTATCGTGATTCTCTTTCTCGATTAGGTAGATCCTATTTCTCTGAATCTCTTTTAAACTTCTCACTGATTCCTCTGAGCCATTGGTTGACATGGAAACTCAAACGCACGATATGGGTTAAGCTTATAAACTAAAACTGTAGGTAGCCCAGTTTTTGAATCCCATTCGTTAGCCTTTTGAATAGAGTTATCAGACTCATCCTTCTTGGATATATTAGTACCAAGCAATGATTTCTGGGCTTTCCTTCTCCACTCTGCCTCAACACATTGGATCAGGCATAACTTAACGTCAGAAGGTAGCCCAGAATATCCATAAGTATAATCCACTCGTACTCTACTTCTTGCAAAGGGAGTTCTTAAGCTTTGAAGCGTAATAGATTCTGGAAAAACTTGGTAATTAATTGGATCAATAAGTGAGCCATTATCGCCGTTAACATCACAATTAAAATAGATCGCTTGTACCGACTTGATAGGTATGTTCCTAGTAATAATTACATCGCTACTATTACCATCCAATACCTCTCTGGTAACCACATGAAGCTGAAAATCTGTCTCACAATAATTGATCACAGAAGCTTCCATTGCATCACCAATTGTTGTTAGAAGAGAATCATACTTTGTCTCAAGTACATCGATTCCTAACCATGGCTTAATATCGGTATTCAAATCAAGAAGGATCAACTTTCTTTCTCCTTGCTCTTACTTTACGAGCCAATGATCTATCAGCAGAAAATTCAAGGGTGGGCTTCTCTTCCACTTTTACCTTGATACTCTTTGCCTTAATCAGTGAATAATAACCGCTACTGAGGGATCTAACTTCAGTCTGCTCACTCTTGGTAATAAATCGCTTGTAATTTAAAAGTATACTCTTACCCAAACTATCCATAACTAAAAGCTCATCGCCATGCTCAACATAGATTCCATTGCCAAGGCAGATGTTTTGACGTGTAGGGGGTATGCTAAATTTTAATTGGTAAATTTTCATGGTAATCCTTAGAGGTGAAACAGGAGCTACCTATAAGGTAACCCCTGTTTGTCTAATTAAGGTGTAAGAGCAATGTTTCTTAACATTACGATAGAACGCTCTTTAGCTGTCTGTGGAAGACCAGCAAAGCTATGACGTGCCTTAGCACTCATCAGCATCATGTCGCTGTTAGGAAGACTTGGAGCAGCCCAAACCTTAGTTGCTTGACGTGTCCAACGAGCAAAACGGCTCTTTTGAACAAGTAGCATATAAGTAAGGTTGGTTGTTGCACCATCATGAACGCCAGCAGCGTTAAGGTCTTCACGAACGCTAGACGAAAGAACTGGCTGAACACCAAATACAGGAGGAACGATTCCTGTTCTGTTAGATGCCAACGAGCCAAAAGCAAACGCTGTAAAGAGTTCTGGGATCGCTCCGGTGATCAAATCGGTATGAGGAGTTGAACCCATGATGTATGCCAAATCGTCTTTCTCAGAATTCTGAAGCTTAAGAGCTTTAAGAAGTCCAGAAAAAGAGTCCTTAGATACTGTGTCACCAGCACCATCAAGAACGATTTGACCTGTGCCGCCTGTAAGAATTTCGTTCTCAAAAGCAAGTTTTCTAAGGCCTTTGAAAGCTCTTTTGAAAGACTTAGCAGAAACAACATCAGAGTCTTGGTGTAAAGGAGTTGTGTCACCGTCAAGGATAGCCTTGTCGTATGCTCTAGCGATACCTTTAACGATCTCTTTACGGAGCTTGTCAATGATAGCTGGGCTAGAATCATCAAGAAGATCTTGAGTAATAACTGTACTGCATACGTTGTTTTTAGATTCAACAAGGTAGCTTGCTTGTGTGTTAGCTTGAGCTGTAAATGTACCATCATCAGCCTCTAGCTCACCTTCGAGTAAGCCAAGAGCTCCGGGCACTCTTACGATTGGGCTAGACATAGGAAGTTGGTCGAATTGGTCTGCAAGCATAAGAGGAATCTCGTATTCTTCAAAATAGAAACGAGCTTGAACGGTATCAATCCACTTATCCCAATCAGAGATTTCAAAAGCCTTGCAAAGCCCAATAAAGTCTTTGAAAGCTGGAACGCTCTCATAGCA